TTACATAACAAACACTTCTTGTATATTACTAAGCGTCTTAGCACCTATACCTTTTATGTTTTTTAAAATATCCAGATCAAGCTTGCCTTCACGAACTCGTGCTTTAACAATTTCTTTAGCGATTGTTCTATTTATATTTAACAATGCTTCCAGTTCATCTAAAGTAGCTTTATTGATATCAGGCTTAGATACAGAGGTTTTGGTATTTGACATATACTCAAGCAAATCCGCCACTACTAAATACGTGTGAAATACTGACTTTACAGCTTCAATCCGATCTAACTCGGCATGAACACCTTTATTTGTTAACTTATTAACTTTATCTAACCATGATCCGAGAAAATCTATATGTGCTTTGGCAAGGTCTTTATTACTATCAGACTGAATAGCCCCATCCATAAATGCCCAAAGGCGGTTTACGTATTGACCTTGCCCAACGGCCCGACCATTAAATTTTTCCTTCGATGCCGGATAAAGTTCATCAGCCAACCCTTCTAGAAGCCTACGACATGTAGTTAAAGCTTGAGACCATTCTTCTTCTTTATCTGAAGAAATAGCTTTAAATGCCAACATTAGTTGTTCTGCGATCACTGGATTTAGATCTAATAATTTATCATCAACAGCATTTTTCAATACATCAAAACAGTTGCTGACAGTACCTGAAAATTTTAGTTGATTATATATTTGCGATGCTAATTCATGTGCTTTTTTTCTAACATAATTGATATGTTGATTTAAACTATTCTTATAATACGTTCCGTCATTGCCTTGTTTTTTTCTTACAAGATCGGCATATTTCTCTTCAATAAACCCAATGTTATTATATCCACCACCACTTTCAATATTTTTTAATGTGAGTTCTTCATCTGAATAATGTATATTAGCCTTAACTCCTAATTTGGCAAGTTCTTGTATTCGTTTGTCTAAATTTTCTTGGAAAGATTTATTTTTTGTATTTTCAGCCTCAATAACAAACTTAAGCAATTCAGTTATTGGCTTTGTATATTTAGTATCACCTAATTGAATAGCACACCATATCTTTTTATCATCATCATTGATGATATCCGAAGTCCGCTGTAGTTTTTGTATAGCCGATAACAAAGAACCTTTTGGTGACTCGAGTTCTTTAAGTGTTTCTTCAATGAGCTGTAATGCTACTTTCTTGTGTGGCATGTGAATCATCCTTCAACTTATAGCTTCGTAATCATTAAGTGGTAGATTGTTGCTTTTAAACTAAAAATGAAACTCTGGTGGCTCAGCCATTTTAATACCACCAATACGTATGGGCAGCTCACCTTCTCGTTGGCACAGGTTCTTAATAGATTGCCACTCCTCAGCTTCTGTTTCCATGTGAGCAGCGACCGAATCAAAAGCACCTTCGGCTACGACTATAGTAGGTTCTTTATCTGTTTCATTGCCATTCGAATCCACTTTTGGTACTTCGGCCAGTTCTTCTTCCAGCCCAGCCAAACTCACTTTCAGTTCATCAAGACTACTGGCGGCGTCTATTGGCGCATAGAAGAACAGCCCACTGATGAAGATAGCTTCCATTACCTCACTGAAAGAAAACGAGGTATCGCCATAAACAAAGCAGCCATGCTTGGAACTCTTCACCCCTGATACATTCTTCTTCAACAGGCCGTCCTTTGCCGACGTCATCAACGCCTGTTTGCTATAGAGGATTACAGGAAGATTTTTAATTTCGTGAACATCACCGCTGATACTCCAGCGTTCTTTATCACCTTTAATGAAACCTGAAGCATCGCAGCTACTTTCTATGTCAAACTCATCAGTCGGGAACCGCTCACGATTAAAATAGGTCGAAAAATCTTCCCCTTCTTCCATATCCTGACGCTTGTAAGCGCGATAAACCGAGCTACGACGGTCAATCCCAATCCATTCAATATCCCATGTCGTTGGCCCGGACGGTTTTCTTACCTCATCTATATAAGCACCAACATCTCTGTCCAGATAAGCTGCTAACAGTGCCTTCCACAGTTCTATTGCCAGAAAGATACTTGCCAGCGATGTTCCTTCTTCAATCAGAACAGTATGGTGGAAGAAGCGAAGAAGAAAGAAGGGATCGGTATTGGCTATCGTGTTCTGGATGGATAGCAATGGAACCGCCGAGGTTTCATCGTAATCGGACTGAAACCGCAGTATTGCATCGGAACAAAAAATTAATTTACCTTCCATCGCTCATCGCCTCCTGACGCTATCAGACAACGCATTTTACCAGAACACTACCACTTACCGCATTCGACTTTAACCTGACCCATGTTCGTTGATAGCTCTGGATATATATTCAACCCAAAAGCATTGACCTTATGGATAACATCACAATATCTGAAACTGATAACTCAGATTATAACATCTGTGATTTTATAGTTTCTTCACTCATTTGTGTGAGTTCTGAAACCAAGCGAATATAAGTATTTTTCAACCTATCTTTATCGCAACGACTTACAGACTCCGATAACAGATAATGGCTATAATTATTGACATAAATATCATTGTCATTTTCAATGAGTGAGTTTTATTCCATGTTCAGTATCTTCTACTTTGTTTACAATACAGATCATAAATGGTGTTTTCTCATAGGGATGAAAGAGTGTTATCATTTTAATATTTTTCATTTTATTTTTTACTTTTTTATTACTATTTAATACAACATCGCGATCGTGAAAATCAAATTTATTTATTTTTTAACCATGATTTTCCCTCTTATTTTTAAACTACTTTTGAAAAAATCTTTATCTCTGTGCTGACGCACGGCTACGCCCTGACGCTGACATTTTTATTTTATTCATCTCCTGTCTGTTAAATAAAAAGAAAAGCACTCGATCATTGTTTGATCTCTTTTCCTCATGATGCTGAATTTAGATCCTATGTTTAAACATAGTTTTTCCCTTTAGACATATAGCATTTGCTCTTAAACGTATAGGAAAACTACATCCTTGGTAGCAGCGCTTCGTGATTGTTGCGAACAATCACTCTGCTGAACAGGGCTTGCCCCTGTTAATATTGGATTTATCCAAAAAAGATCGCGTCGTAGACGCATATAAAGTTAAAGTAAAATTAATCAAGCAGTCCCGATAGTAGCAGCGGTTCATGATTGTAGAAAACAATCACTTCGCTGTAATAACATAGTAGGAAAAATAACACAGATAACACCACTGGTGCCATTTTGATAAGGCACCAATCAACTAAAGAGAAGAACTATTTTCAATATTACATTCTTTAAAATGTCATCCAAAGCTTCGCTATTTGAATAATGAAGAAGAAAAATGCTCTCAAGCCAGCTATAGCTTAAAACAAAGTACGCACTCTTGGGAGTTAAAGTCCCGAATCCCGGTACTTAAGTTGATAACTATTCTCAAATAAAAATAATAAAGTGTTATTGTATATATTCTGTAGCACTACAATTTTTATACGTAAAAACATCAAGTGTTAGTTATTTTAAAAAATATAAACTTTAAGTATTGACTTGCACACAAAATATAGTATCTACTTAAATGTATAACTAAAAAAATAAAGGAGTAAATACCATGATAGAAAATAAGATACAAACTGAAGTAAAGAAATCAAGAAGAGGTCTCCCACGTCATACTAAAAACCCATTTCTTAATGATACAAGTCTACATACAAAAACTGGCGTCAGACGTATTACTACAGGAAAAGATCGATTAGCATTAGTTAATGAGAGTACGGGAGAACAAGTTGGTAATGGTGGTTTCTTTCAGTCTATGGAAGTAGACAAGACACAGTTTGTGAAGCTTTATGTGGATGGCGTATCAGCTATTGAGGGTTTATCCTCATCCGGTAAGAAAGTATTCAAGATACTGTATCTTGCTATCAGAGATAATAAAGATACAGATACGATATTAATGTCATTCGATATTGTTGATCAAGATATCGTGAAAATATCAAGAACTACTTATTTCAAAGGTATGAAAGAACTTGCTGACAAGAAATTTATTGCTGAGACCATGATACAGAACTATTATTTTATTAATCCAGACTATATGTTTAATGGTGATCGTTTAACTTTCATGAAAACTTATTACTTGAAGGACAAAAAAACTAAAACTAAAGAGAACAAAATTAATTGCCAAGGCAAAACACAGTAGTTTCAAGAAAGAGATTTTCTCAAGCAACTCCTATCTGAATGATAACTCCATAAAGCCAATGCATTTTAACAAACTCCCACCCTACTATAAAAATTGTATAGGGTGATTAAAAAATGAAGCGAAATCGAATGAGAAAACGTTTTTTATATACCAGTTTACAAACTCATATCTTGGAGAGCTGCTTTTTATCATTGCTGACATATCAATTATATTATGTGTTGATCTACGTAGTTCTGATATATAGAGAACAAAATCAACATGTTCATAATGTGGATTTTCAACAAGAAAATTAAGTTCTGCCATTACATATTCAGATTCATAAGGCATTATCGATTCATTAAGAATAACAAGTCCACCGACTGCTCTAGGAATATTTAAAGATTCCTTTGTTGCTCTAATCTGTCTATTGGAGGTTGCTACAAGATCTTTTATATTTCTATAAGCATAATCCATTATCTTTTTTCTGAAAGCATCTGAGTCGGGGTGTTTTTGAATCAATTCCTCAATATGAACCCTACCGAACCAACTTCTTTTAAGCCATTCATCAGTCTTAGCTAGCTCATTAATTTTTTCATTTATTAAATCAGTTCTGTCATTTGTGAGTAATTTTTGCTCTAAAATAACATCGTTATTAAATAACAAATAATCTGCCATTTTCGAACTAGAGCCATCGTCTTTTTTGAAATCATCCTTCATATCGTCCAATACTATATTATTTTTCTTAGATCGAATAAAATCAAGAAACCTTTTATCTATAGAATCCATCTTTCCTACCTTCAGTTTTATTTCATCGTCCCGAGCCTGATGATACACCATGTCATTTGTCTCTTACAACATTATTAATGTATTAAGCATGGCCATAATAAACAACAAAAAAACATTGGCGAGACAAATCAACAGAAATAAACATTGCTGCAAACGGTTAATTTGACACTTACACCATATCTCGTAATATAAATATATCCACTATTTTATCCACGAGGTTTTATATGAGAAAAGTAAAAACAGACAACAGTGATTTAATCGAATATGTAAATACAGTTAAAGAACTAAAAAATCACATTCCAATAGAAGAATACAGAAATGAATATCGTAAACTGCGTTCTGATGATATTCCATTGGTTAAGGCGCAAAAATTTAAATCTGCCCATACCGAAGTTCGCAGGTTGGAAAAAAAGAGAGAATCTCTTATTGAATACTTTATTGACGAGTTAAATCCCATCAGCAGTTCAAAAGCTAACACATCAGCAAGATCAACTGGTAATCTCGATTTATTTAACGAACGCGTGTTATACCGTAAGGCCATTTCAGAAAAGAGCGATGAAGAAATAGTAGCCTTGGTCATAAAACAACGTACAGAAGCCGCTGTTGAGTTCCAACGTTCAATTGAACAGAGTCTTGAGCAACTATCTCGTATCTCGTCAGAGTTCGAACCATCAAACCAAAAGCGCAGGAAAATGTCTCTTTAAAACGACTCTATGCTATTCGTGTGAAATGTGATGTATTAGATTGCTTATGCAATAATGTTTACTATATTATTTACTGACTGTTTTTTTTTTGATTTTTCCAACAGCACCGTAAGCATTATTTTTATTAATCGCCTATTTTAAAACACCGGATGACATACTATGAGTGAAGCTCTTAAGGCACTGAACAATATTCGTACACTTCGCGCACAGGCTCGTGAAACAGATCTGGCAACTCTGGAAGAGATGCTGGAAAAACTCACCACAATCGTTGAAGATCGCCGTGAGGAAGAAAATTCAGCCCGTAAAGAACAAGAAGAACGTCAGGCTAAACTGGAAGCCTTCCGCCAGAAATTGTTAGAAGACGGTATCGATCCTACAGAACTACTCGCTTCAGTTGGTTCATCCCAGCCTAAAACCAAATCAACTCGTGCTCCTCGTCCTGCTAAATACAAATATACAGATGAAAACGGTAATGAGCAGACTTGGACGGGTCAGGGCCGTACTCCTAAAGCAATCGCCGCTGCTATCGAAGCTGGTAAGACACTGGAAGACTTTGCTATCTAACCGCTACAGCATATCCGGGCTTCACTGTTCTCAAGATAACAGGCCCGGAAAATATTCGATTATTCATCCAAGACTATCCCAGTCTGGCAGGTTGTTAACGACCTTTCGCCACCAATGATACGCAGCCATAAGAACACCAAAACAAATACCTGCGACGACGCTTGAGACAAATGCAGTGCCCGGTTGTATCCCTGTATCCTTCCAAGTAAAAAACCACATACAGATCCCCCATGCCGGACCAAACCATCCACCCATCAACAAAGTGATTTGCCAGAATGAGGCAAAAGGTAGCGGTGGTATCTTGAGTCCAGCTTTCCATGCGAGGTGTAGCAAAGGAGGGGCATAATTACTTCGCCACATCCTCTTGCTTTCCATGATGGCAATAGCGTGTTTCTTTTTAGCTTCAAAGCCCATAAGGTTCCTTCCAGATCCACCTTTACTCATCTATCTATCGATAAAAAGCCACAATAGACAATAATGATTATCAATTCCATGTATGTAAGTCAAAAATAACTCAAATAGTCATTCCTTTAGATCTTCTGGTGAAACCCGGTCACATGCCATTTTCTCAAGCATTCTTTGTAATCTTTTCATTTTCAACTTATGTGCTTTTTTCTCACCAATCTCCTGATAGTATTCTTCACGACGTTCGTTGACCACGCTCCTGAATTTTTTCAAAAGCTGTTCAAGTGTTTTGATGTCGGTAGTTGCGGCTTCCACTTGGATTTTTTTATACATATACATCACATGAAATTCATCAATCATTTTTTGCTCCTTGGATAGAAAAATAATATTTGTTATCAGCCCCAAGAAGGGGCCGATAGACCTCAGAACATATCAACATATTGATTCCGCCAGAACCGTATAATGCATTTTGGCTAATGCCTGCTTAACCCCTTTAAAATCCACTTCAGACAGTTTTCCAGCAGCGTTCTTTTTCCATGCTTTTTTCAGAAGATGTTTCTCAGCATTCCTCATCGCCAGATCGATTAGCTTACAAACAAACTCATGATCCATTACATGCGTTATAATCATATTGCTGGTCGTTTTATCCTTTGAGTTAAAAAGCTCCGCATAGATATGCAAGGACACAACATAAAAGATTTCAGTGTTTTTATTTTTAAATGTATTCATTTTTATTTCCTCTTTAGTTTAATATTGGAATAGCAAAATATTTGTATGAGCATTAGCGGTATACACACTTATAGACAATCCAAAGCTGACGAAGGTGTTGCTTTACCTTACAGTGGTTTACTTCTCCATAAATCCGATTCCTTTTGCCTTCTTCTGTGTCATCGTAAAAATGATATCGCGTTTTTTTAATGATACTTTCCATAATGTCATTCATATTGTATTTATTGTTGAGAAAATAATAAAAATCATCTGGTGCATTCCGCCGTAATCCGTCCATATAGTTCCTGAAATAACATTCGGCTTGTTCAATAAACTCTTTTATCGTAATAAGTTCTATCTTCATATTTTTCTCCATTATTGTTTAGGGTAATAAGATGCCCTGTGCGAACAGATATTTGTTCGACACGAGATCTTGTTTCTTTTTTTATGCAGCGTTCTGGCGTGAGTGTCGAATAGTCACTTCAATCCATTCATCAATCTCACTTTCAACAAAAGCGACACACCTCGGACCTATTTTTACTCTGTCAGGAAAGTTTCCTTCCTTAATACGCTCATATAAAGTCGTGCGACTAAATCCCACTCGATTTAAAACATCAGGAACGCGGATAAATCGTTTTACGCTGGTTTCAATATTTTCTTTCATTGTCTGCCCTCTATTATTGTAAGTAATCTCTATGAGATTTCGCTTTTCTCTATGTTGTTTCGACGTGAACAATGATAGCGATTTTGCTTATGGTAATTTAGGGACGTTCAAAGAAGTTTTTTTTGAAAAATTCGAAGGGGCACGGATGGAAAGATAACGGTTAACACTGGATGCGATCACGTTCGCACGGAGCGAACGTAACCCTTTTTACTTGGCTTATTTTTTCTTATTCCTGTCGTCTTCTACATGCTTTTCAACAGGGGAGTCTTTCAAGTGATTGTTTTCCATCATGTAATCTTCAAGCGATTTCAGATAGCTCGCATCCGTCAGAAAAGCCATTGCTAACGGGTAGTCCGTTGCCTTTAGCATTCCTTCATCACGATCGTTGTCGCTGTCCTCGTGAAGCAGCGAGGAAATCAGTGAAAGCGGGATTTTAATGCCGTTATCTTCTCCCCAGAAGATCAGGTCCATCATCGGGATAAGACGATATTCAATAATTTTTCTGAATGTGCTTTTCCCAAAACGATACTCTCTTGGCGCTGGAGACTTCATCTTAAGCTGTCTCTTCCATCGGGGGATCAACACTTTCAGATGTTCAATGATCTCTTCGGTTGATGCTTCTTCCAGATGAATATCGACAGTAATACGTGAAAGATTATTAAGGGATGTCTCTTTCAGATACTCGGACAGAAATTCAGACTGGCTTAACCCAGAGAGTTCAGGCGTGGCTTCGGTTAATGCCAGCGTTTTCGCATAAAATTGCGCGTGGCTTCGTGTCGTAGGATTTACTGCGTAGGTTCTGGCAAGCTCATGTCCAAGAGTAGCGGTATCACCACTGAAAAAGATTTCACCGCTGAGGATCTTGTTGCGGTAATCATCCAGCATTAATCGGTTAAAGGTAGGTATGGTGTTCCGGCTCAACAACATTCTGTAAGCCAAGATGCGCCGCTCAACCTCAACATAAAAATGCTGTAAGGTGAGTTTCTCTATCGCCTCATAGCGTTCAACATCAAACCATGCTTCCAGTGCTTTCCTGGTTTCACTTCTTTTCATCCATCCTCCAACAATCCATTTCCTTTGATATATCTTCACAGGATCCGTTTGGAACAATTGAAGTTCAACTGTTTTGTCATCAGAGACGGGGGAATGGCTAAGTTGTTGTTAAGAGTGTGAACTCGGGAGCATAAAAGTGGATGCCCGACGCGCGGCAAAATGGTAAAAAACAGCATCAGTAGTAAGAAAAATTGAGCGAGAGAAAGGAATTTTAATGCAGGGATTTATGCATGACAAAATCAAAAATGCTTTGTAAGTGATTGATTTTGTTGAATGATTGGCGGAGAGAGGGGGATTTGAACCCCCGGTAGAGTTGCCCCTACTCCGGTTTTCGAGACCGATGATACAGAGTCGAAAAATCAAAGAGTTAAAAATTTTTCTTGGAATAAATGTCTTAAAATCGTACACGAAAAATCAATAAATTACATAACATTAAAGAAGAATATTCCAAGCCTTCTTGAGGCCACCACCTGTTTTCAGGTGTCATTCAGATGTGATTTACCCCAGATTGGGAAAGCACGCTTTTTTTTCTCAGCTTATTCCGTTTTGCCTGTGTGTTGAATAATTCCACTGCAGTTATATAAAATCAGTAACAGCTGGAAATCATTCAATACTCGCACTATCGAAAGTTCGCCAGCCAGCCGTGGCACGTTCTTGCATACGACGTGCTACGGTTTCATTTATCTCCGACCGGAAACCTCTTATACAAAGTCGATATGCCAACATCATAGATGATCGCCTACTGGTGGAACTTATATATAAAGCAATAATGACCAAACTTTACAGGCGGAGAAGAGCCGCTTCTTTAAACTTTCCTCAATAACAGCATTACTTGTATAATGCATCAGTTCACAATAGAAAAATGCATACTGCTATGTTGCCCGGATCATCACGGGCATTTTTTATCCACCCTACCACGACATATTCATACGCTGCCACACAGAACATTTCAATCCACCAGTATGTTTCCGGTGTTTCACTCTCAGCAACAAACAACAGGAGAACGCATAATCGCAGCATAAAATGCATGATGTAAGGAGCTTATATCGCTCCTTACATTAATATTATTCACTGGCCAGACAGCGATGCCAGCATGAAATAATGCAGCTCATCATTCCTTACAGACATTATTTCACCAGCCTCCCTGACCAGCTTGCGCTCTCCGGTATCGTATTCTTCCATTGTAAGGAGTCCGTCAGAACCAAGCTCCATACGAGTCCCGTAAACCACTTCATATTCCGCCGGATATTCATCACGACACAAAATACCGTAATCAAAAGCGTCCAGCCCTTCCTCAGAGAAGACCTTCTGTACGTCCTGAGCAATCACTCCTACATGCCATCTGGCTGCGTTCCCTTTGCTGGACACTGCATCTCTGAAACGGAACCGACAGATATACCCGAGCAGCTTTCTGGCAACCCTTTTTTCTGCATCCGACAGAATTGTTTCGTCCTGTTTATGAGTCCGGTCTGATGTACTGATACTTCCCGTAGCTGAATAAACCTGTGCGGGTCGCCATGAGGCATAACCGATCGAATACGTATTATCTGTATAAGGGCGGAGATTTCCTGATGAATCTATGCGCCATCTCTTTTCTCCTCCTGTGGCATTTGCATCCTGATTCGTTGCAAAATCAATCACTGTCGCTGACCTGAACACAGATGAACCACCGCCAATTACCAGCGTGTTATTCCCCTCTGATGCCTGTTGGTCAACTACCAGTATTTTATCCTGATTTTTACCTGAACCACTTTTCGAGGCAGCGATAATACGATTAAACTGATCCTCACCATCGCTCTTTTGTGCGATGGTGATAACATTGGACCAGATTGCCTCTCTTTGTCGCTGAAAACCATATTCTCCGCTGTCTGTAGTGACAGCTTTATATTTTATTCCACCTTCAGCTGACTCCTGCGTTATATAGAATGTCTGGTTATTAGCATTCTTGATGAACACATAATTGTCAGCAGGAATGTCATTTCCACTCAGATCTTTAATCGGTGTCGTGGTTGTATGCAGACAAAACCATTTCTGACTCACAGAACGCATATATGCCAGAATTTCAGACAGGGATGTGAATACCGTCCCCAACACCGGGTTTACCAACCCCTGGGCACTACGGGGAAATGTTCCAATACTGGCATGAGACACATCAAACCCCGTGTACAACCAGGCTGCCTGACGAAAATCAATAGCATCTCTGCCAGTACTGAACTCTTTCATCAGAACAATTCCTTTCTGATAAGCCTGTGGTAACCCACGCTCCAGAAAGATATAAAGCGAATATATACTGCCGCCGTCGTCAGAAATACAAATTCCTTCGTTCTCAATGCGCGAAGGTGTAAAACCCTGCCTGGTAAGCACATCTATCATTTTTTGGGGATGAAGAATGGATTCCTGCTGCTTTACTCCATCCGGAGAAAAGACCTTAACCCCCTGAAACTGGTTAAATCCGGCTGATGCCCCAGTATTAAAATAGCCACCATAAGAACAGGCAATATAATCGTCTCCCACAGCAATTCCCTGACGTTTTGTGAAGCGTCTTGCATAGCTGTCTGTGCTTTCCGTGATATATCCGGAATCATGCAACGGTAATGTGAATGTCCCTGTCCGACGAAACTGAAAATCATACACCGCAAATACTGTGCGGGTGATCAGGCCTCCCACTTCCGGTGCTGACTGTTCAACCACCCAGCGGTTTTTACGATAGCTGAACTGGTTGTAAACACCGACATCATGTTCATCAATTAACGGCAATACTGAACCAGAAATTGCCCCATCAAGCGAAAACTGTTTCAGTAATCCATTTTCTCCTGACATGAACAAACGTAATCCACCGTAATCCGTTGTCACCACAAGGCCTTCGCTGACAACGCCACGACCTCCATTATCGACATAATAATATCCCTCATATTCGCCGGATGTTGTGTACTGAACTATAACGTTCCGTGTCTGCTTTGGCTCAACGGTATAACTCAGATAGATTTTTTCTCCTGTCACCACAAATCCCTGTGGATACATATATTCCGCACCAGACTGAGCAGCCAGCACCGTATCGTAGTCCGGGAATAATAACGGCAATTCCATTAAGACACTACGGGAATGGTTAGTGTACAGATTGTTCAATGAACCAGCTTTTACATCCTGTAACCCCAGATTTTCAAGAGCGCGTTCTACCGTGCCATCCGATTTGATATCGCCAAACGGATTTTTGCGGCTTAACAGCAGCGCACGAAGCGCGGTAAGCAGCTGGTCGTGCCGCGCCTTCTCCAGACTGGCACCGGAGGCCTCCACCACGCTGCAAAGTTCTTCCTGCAACATGTCAAAGTAGTCATCATCCAGATCGGTGGCAGGCGTGCCGGTCTGGGGGTTACCACGGGTAAAACCGTTCTTACCCGCGCCGAACTTATCCTTCTGCGCGGTTTTCGTGTCTATACGATGCATGGATTACTCCGGATATTTGAAAATTACGTAGGTATGCGAAGGGCAGAGTTTGTTAAGCACGCACTCGACAACGGTGTCGCCCCAGATACGCAGTGCGGAATCACAGGGATCGCCACATGTCATCCAGGTGGTGTTGGTGGCGGCTGGCATGTTGACCTGCCAGTAATACCGCCATTCCGTCGCATTCACTGCGTCAGTACAGGCCGATGAGCAGGTGAACGTGCTTTTGTCGTATCGCGTGATGGTGGCGTCTGGTCTGCCCAGGGCAGCAAGCTGTGCAAGGTAAAAATCCTCATTGATGCCGCCCGCCAGATTAACCTTCGCATCCAGCCGTTGCTGACGCTGGCGAAGGGTCTGCGTTCCCGCCGGAATACATTCATCCGGCAGGCCGCACAGACGCTCCCAGCGGTTTATCAGTTCAGTGGTGGTGCGCAGGTCCAGCTCCCGCATCAGGGCATCCGCACGCTGATGAACGCGGGTTAATGACGGTGCCGCACCGGCAATCGCTGGATCGCTGGATGACCACGCCGGACCGGGGGGCAACAGTGCCGACAACAGACGGATGTAATCATCGTTTGTCACGTCCATGAAATCGTCCCCAGTACCGCCAGTTCATTTTTTGCAATGGAGATATTGTCTGCCGGTGCAAGCAACTGATGGCTGTATTCCCCGTTCGCACCGGAAATCGCTTCACTGATACGCGACACCTTCAGTTCTCCCTGCGGATAACCATCACGCAGCAGGAACGAACGCAACTCGGCGGTGATGGCAGCCCGTATTTCCGGTGTGTCCGGCGTCACGCGGATATGAAAATCCACTTTATGCGCCACCGGCCTGAATACATATAAATCAGAGCCTGCCACCGGGGCCAGTGGCCCGATATGTTGTCTTGCCGCCGTTTCCGTTGATTCTTCCGGAATGGGATTAATCAGGTCACTGCTGGCAATCATCACACCGACAGTTCCCGTTCCCATCCAGTGACGGTATGTCCATGCGCGGGTAATGCCGGGCACTTCTTTAGCCCAGACGACATAGTCCCCGTCAGCCCCGCCCTGAGGCGTCCAGTAATACCGCTCAATGACGCGGGCGCGCCACGTTTCCAGATCTTCAGTATCGAATCCGCCAGTCAGGGTATCTGCAACACCGGAAGACGGCAGACCATTCACCGGCGTGACCAGGATTAATGCCGTACCGTCGTCAGCGTTACCGACCGCGCCTGTAGTTGAGCAAGTGATCGGCGCACGCAGGACACCACCGGAGCTGGTTGCATCGGCAGTTGCCGTGTACTGAACCAGGTCATCGCGCTGAATCACGCTCCCGGCAGTCACCTTCAGGCCATCGCTGACACCTTCCCAGCGCATATACCCGCTGGCAGCCGTGGCCCCCTTGCGCGGACACCGTTTCATCGCAGCATGTCGTGCCAGCCAGGACTCATCGCACAGGTCAGGCAGCATATTCATTGCCAGATAATCGATGTACCCATAAACCGTATGCAGCGCCGCCGCATACACCTTTGCCCGCACGTCTTCATCCATGCGCCGGAGCGTGTCGCTGACGTCCAGCCTGGCGAATAAATCGTTACGGAGCATACTGATATTTTCTGCCAGCGTCGGGCGCTGAAATTCACTGTCCGCCATGCGTTATCGCACTCCACAGATCATCAAAAGAAATCATTACCGGTCCGTCACGACGCCAGAGAGTGATACTGTTACCCAGTTCATTAATCCCGGTGCGGCGGATATCCAGATCAATACGGGACACCACGCCGTCATCAATCATCCATTGCAGGCATTCGCGGATAGACCCCCTTACCGTCTGCACCAGCTGATTGGTCAGTTTGCTGCGCTGAAGCAGCCACAGCCGGGAGCCGTAACGGTCATTCTGTACCGCAGGCCAGGTATCCCCCCACCATCCCATCGGGACGTCGGCGTTGTCATCAGGCTCCGCCCGCCGCCAGGTAAACAGGGAAATCACCACGGCGCGGGTCAGCGGATCCAGCGGTGCGCTGGCGCAGGTGCGTTTACCGTTCACCGTCAGCCACAGTTCCATCATGCCTCCATCGCTTTATCCGGTTTGTCGGTGTTACTGCCCTGACCGTTCTCTCTGTGACGATGCCCGTTATAGGCAAGCCGCATCGCTGACATGGTGGTGCCGCCGGAGTCGCACAGGTCTTTCACCTGTCCTGTCACTTCCAGGTCCATTTCAAAACGTGCTTTAGGTGAATTGCGAAACGTGATCGTTTTACCTGCACCGTCCACCACGATCCCCTCCCGGGTCAGCGTCACGGACTGCCCCTGATCGTCATAGACAGCCACCTCACCCGTCTGCAGTCCTTTCAGGCGGTAGCGCCGGTCCGACACCGTAACAACCACCGCATGAGAACGGTCGCCATCCGGAAACAACACCACCGCTTCCGCACCGCTGTTTGCCCTTGCGGTAAAACCGTAGGGTTCAAGATGTTCAACCCCGGCTTTGGGTTCACCGGCAATCAGGGACACATCCACGGTCTGACATTTCGTGGCGGCACTGATGCTTTTCACCACGGCCCGCCCAATCAGGCCGAGTAGTTGTCGCTGCATGGCTTCAATCGCCCTCATCAGAACGGGTCCTCCTGTACTCTGGCTTTTTTCTTTTTCCGCGCGCCGGGGTCTTCGGGTTCAGGCAGATAAGCATCAGGCGGGCCGACACGGATTTCCGTCAGGGTGCCGTTCTGGTCCTGAGTAAACGTGACTTCCGAGACAAGCAGTTCGGTATTGTCAAAACCACAGACCGGATCAAAGACAATCACCCGCTGGTTGGGCTGCCACAGCGTACCGTTACCCTGTCGCCAGCCCTGCACCACATAGGTGGTTTCATCCGTCCGCGCCGCCCGTTGTCGGGCTTCAAAGTCAGCACGCGCAATACAGCCTGCCCCCGTAGCCTGCCCTGTCTGCCTGATATACATCGGACGGTAACGGGCAATAAATGCGTCCTCTGTGCGGGCCCGCAGCGCGGTGGTGGTGGCCTCACCGAAATCATCGTCGTTTCCGGCACGCTGCCCCGCCACCTGGTAAACAGAAAACCGCTCCCGGATACTCTTCTCCGTATCACAGGAAAGGATATTTTCCCCAAGTACCAGCGCGGTATGTGCCCGCGTTGAGCCAATACCGCCAATCACCAGCCTGCCGTGCGGGTCGTCGTAAGCCAGTGCCTGCTGCTGACCGAGTATTTTGTTGATTACCTCAATCACCGTTTCACCGTGATCAGGCTGAACATCAGGAATAACACCCGATGGCGCACCGCTGTTCACCACCTCAATGCCGAAAGGCGCAGCAAGCGCCTGCGCAATCTGCACCAGCGAGCGTCCGTTAAACTGTGTCGGTTCGGCTGCACAGTCAATCAGGTCAGCCGTCAGACTACGTCCGGCAATACCGGTGCTGACCGAACGGGCATCGTAATGAACGGGAGTCGCCTCCACCCAGCCGGTGATCACCAGCTCATCACCAATCAGCACTTCCACTTTTGAACCGTTTTTAATGCGCGGCTGAAGCGTGGTGATACCCTCATCACCCGGCCACTGGCGGGTGATCTCCACACTGAAATCCCGCGCCAGCCGTTCAATACCGGCACCGATGCGCACCGATGTCCAGCCATTCCACTCCCGGCCATTTACCCGTAGCGTGACATTGTCGTTCATTGCACTGGCACCTTCAGAGGGATCACCGGCACAAAGCCGGGATGCGTAATGGCATTACGCCGGATAATGTCCGCGTCACGCGCCGCGTTATCAAACCAGGTCGCCGCCAGCACCAGCGCGGGTAAAACCTCATCCGGTGTGCGCTGAATGATCCGTGCAGACTGTTCAAGGCGCGTGTTGATATCCGCATTCAGATCTGCTTTCACCCGGCGCAGCGCCAGAAACAGCGCATCACTGGTTGTACGGGACAACTCCTTATCAATTGCCGTATTCAGTGTGTCGCGAATGTCAGTCAGTTCTTCCCACGTCGGCAGGTCAACCGTGTTTTTCACCGCCGGTGCATTGTTCAGTGCCGGATGCGTGACGGCAGGCCAGCCAGTGCTCTGCGCGGGTGTTGTTGCCTGCCCCACTGCGGAATTCTGAATCACCGCGGAAGTTGTTGGCGCAGGCAATCGGGTGACGGCATACGCCGCTTCGCTGATTGCGGTCGTACGAAGGGTGCTGGCAACCACGTTACGCTGCTGCGTAGCCGTGGCGGTGGTTTTACTGTCCGTTTTCCAGACGCCGCGCGGTTGCAGATCGCTGCCGAGGCTGACACCGGAAAGCGTTTTGATCATGGTGACCAGGTCGCTGGCGTTACCATAAAGGCGTTTCCCGGTACGCCACATTTTCTGCACCTGCTCAACGAAATTTTTGCCTGACGATGGCGGCGGCAGAAGTACCGAGATATCCCCCTGCAACAGCCTGGCGGCATCCGATACGGTAGAATCCACCACTTTCATCGCATCAGAAACATACCCCAGCATTATGCTGGCATTACCGATAACGTCGTTCTGCACGAAATCCGCCACGCCATCGATACTGAAACCGCTGAAGCTGTCACTGATGCAGTCATCCAGTGCAGAACAGGATGACATCAGCGTCTGCGCCGTCGCCGCACCTGATGTGGGGTAAGAGAGTTCTCCCGCTTCGACAAACTTCAGGTCAAAGCGGACAATACGCCCTTCACTTTTCGATGTGCTGACCCGAACTTCCCCGTCAACACAGACTTTCATCTCACCGTATGTCGGATGGACAAGCGTGCCGGGACCGGGTTTATTCAGCGCGTCAATCAGGCGATCGCGCTGGTCAAAGCAGTCATCTCCCACCACATAAGCTGTGATGGACGGGCGGAAAGTGACTTTTCCCAGATCTTCGGTATAAGGCTTGTCGCGGTTCGGGTATTCATGTGTTTCCACACGGCGACCGGTTCCCGCACTTTCTTCTTCAACCTTAAACGGCACACCTCGAAATGATGCTTCAAGTAGCTTTTCACGCCAGCCACTTCGAGAATTAGAGGATAGGTACGAAGAAATATGAGAAAAATCCATGGCGTCACCTCAAATAAAAACCGCGTGTAAACGCGGTTTTTTATTAGGTAATAAAATTAAAGATCATAATCAACATTATGAGTATCTATTCTACATGATGAATAAGTAATTCCGCTTTCACCACTAATATTTACGCCAGCCTTTACCTTCCCTGATTTCGTAACATCAACAAAGAATTGCCCTCTTGGCATTTTAAATGCAAAAGAGAAACCAATAATTTCCGAGTCAAAGTTATTTTCATCCTCACTAATTGGTACAATAAAAGCCAATGGTGCAGATTGTGAGTTATTTTCAAAATCAAAAACACCAATACCTTTATTAAACTCGTAGGATGCTTTTTTTATTAAAAGAGTTCCACTTGCCGACTTTGCTGGGCATATTACAGACAGTCTATTTATTCCACCTACATCTAGATCTATATTCTTATCTGCTGAAGTTTTAACGTTATCTATAAAGTATGTAGCAAGCTGCTTTTCCGTTACTGGCTTCGCAAAGGAGTTTAATGGCAGTCCTGCAGCCAACAACAATATAAACATTTTCTTCATATTCTCTCCTACATTCAGCACAAACTTTACCACTCAATAACCCTACTTGATTAAAGTAGGGTTATTATCGCCTGAATGGAGAATACCCCACATCGTGCGTGATTTTCATCAGGGGATCGGCTTTGCCCGGTACATCAATTATCTTCATGCCTGGCGGAGCATTCTCGAACGTGACTTTCAGTTCGCTGTGCTGTGTCATGGAAGAAGATGGATTCAACAGCGGAACATTGGGTTTGTACTGACTCAGGCTGGCCTGATACTGCTCGTACTCTTTACGATCAAAAAAAGGCGTCCAGTCTGAAGCCAGAAACAGCCCTTTATTATCCAGCCAGTTAACTGTATCTTCAGGAACAACACTTTCCAGAGTATCTTTAACCGGCTCATACATCAGGGTTCCCAGAAAACCATATACCCCGGCCTTCCCGATAAAGCCGCGGCCTTTCCCCATCAATCCCGTTTCTGCCGACACCTTCCCCAGCGTACGCATCTCTCTGGTCACTGCGGTAATGGATTTGGTAACGTCAGCAACCCATTTGGTTGTCATAAACAGGGCGATCGCTTTCAGAACAGTTTCCCATCCCCCCATCGCCTGCGCCGTTTCATCCACCACGCGCCAGACCTTTTTTATGACAGGACCTACGGTTTCCCAGTTATCAATAATGAGGTAAGCGGCACCGACCAGAAGAGCAATCAGACCCTTAGCAGGCGTCATATTCATCACACCGCCGAGAACTTTCATGATTCTGGACAAAGAGCCTGCAGCGGCCCCCACTGTCAGTAAAGCCAGACCGATTTTAGCAATGGTCTTAACGAGCTCCGGGTTTTCACGGACAAACGTTCTCACTTCCTCAAGGAGCGGTTTTACCGCTTCAAGACCATCATTAACCTCAGGAAGAAACGTTTCCCCCAGAGTGGAAGAAATGGCATCAAGTTGATTTTGCAGAAGTAAAAGCTGGTTTTCCGTCGTCGCTGCCCTCGAAGCATATTCCTTCTGCATCGAACTGCCATACTGCTGGGAATCCGCAACCCGCCTGAAGTTGGTACGCAACAAATCAAGGTTAGTCAGCAGAGGTGCTATCGCGCCCAGAGACTCTTTCCCGAACAGGGCATTCAGCACAGCTGCCTGTTTTTCTTTAGGCACTTTAGCCATCGCATCCAGTACAGACAGCATGGTTCCCCGGGCATCTTTCTGCATATCAGCAGCTAATTTCTTCGGATTGATCCGCAGAAAACGTAATGCCTGTTTCTGCGATTTTGTCGCTGAATTTCCCGCGGTCAGGGAAAGCATGAAGTTCTTGATCCCTGTGGCGGCAATTTCTGACTCCACGCCCATCCCGGCAATGGTTGCCCCCATTGCCGCGATTTCGCCGGAAGCCACACCTGCAACACCACCTAAAGGACCAATACGCGTAACAATATCGGAGATTTTCTTCGCATTCGCCGGGCCGGTATTACCAAGGTAGTTGATTTTGTCAGCCAGCCCAGCCACTTCATCCTGCGTCATATTAAACGCAGTACGCCACTGGGCCATCATCTGCCCGGACTCTTCAGCCGTGGTATCAAAGGCCACGCCCATCTTCACCGCATCAGTGGCAAACTGCATCAGTTCATCACGTGCAATCCCGGCCTGACCGCCAGCCGCCACAATTTCCGCGATCCCGTCTGCAGACATGGGAAGCTCAGTAGACAAAGCGCGTACCTGCTCCGTCATGGCCTTAAATGCATCCGGCGTATCCAGACCGTCCACCACTTTGCGGACATCAGCCATCTTCGATTCAAGGGTGATGGCTGATTTTACAGGGAGTGCCAGTGCCCCCATTATTGCAGTACCCGCCCCGGCAGCGCCCAGAGCAAGGCTGGAGACTTCTTTCTGAAACCCCTTAAGCTGACGCTGCATACCTTTAAGCGGGCCGGACAGCCTGTCAACGGCGGTGATGATGGCTTTCAGCTGAAAATTATCAGCCATGCTTCATCTCCTCATTTATACGGACGGCCTCTGCCTCCAGATCAGCAAAGTGGGAAATAGCCGTCCTGCGAAGTTCAAGGGGGTTTAATTTCCAGAACCACGCGACATTGTAGAATCGCTTCCGGAGGTCTCTTCCGTCTCCAAGCCGGTAAAAAAACGCATTACAATCATGCCTGCCTTGAAAATATCCAGCTTCGTCATCTGCGCTGCAGACGAGCGCGGGATCCCGGCCAGAAGCGGGATATATTTCAGCGCCACCTGACTGTCCATTTTCATACCACCATCAGGCGAAACAGAGAAAGGGAACCCCAGCGCCTCAATCTCGTCATACGTAGGCTCACGTATTTCCAGCACATGCAGTGTTTCTTTGTGGGCGATGATCGGTTTTTTAAGTACAAGCTCAATCACTGGTAATCCCCTTCTTCACCGTGGAACTCAAGATCAACCGTGCCTTCTTCGGCATTATGGTTCGCTTCGCCGTGCAGCCAGGCAGACGACAGTACATAGACCTGACCGTTCGCCAGCTCGGCAGTGATTGTCATCTCATCAGACGAGGTGATTTTGTTCACCGGAAAATTCTTCGGCACCTTGAAGGTCCCTTTAACATAAGGCGCACGGTGAGTTTCCTTGCGGTCCACTGAACCGTCCAGGCCGATGATGTCATCATTGACCGTCCTGTTCATGGGCACCTCAATGCCGCCGGTCAGCGATAGCTGCTGACCGTCAATTTTGAAATAACAGGTTCCCCCGATACGGGCCATTATGCGGACTCCTCTGAATACTGAAGACGGAACTGGTTAACCACGGCAAAGACACGCAACTGGTTAACATAGTCAGGCGGGAACAGCGTGTTCAGGCGGTTCGGATCGCTGGCATCACGCTCCACAACCAGGTACTGCTTAAAAAGTTCGTAGTTTTCCACAATCCCCGCACGCTCGAGCTGACGGTAGGTTGCCAGCAGTTCCCCTTTGATCACCGCCGGGGTGACAATCGCCTGACCGGGACCAAAGCGGGTACCGTCGCTGGCAAGCTTGTGACGCCCGTACTTACTGGTAATGACGGATTTCAGTTTGCGCAGCACATACGCGCTGGTATGCAGCGTCTCGCTGTCGAGGTAGCTGTTATCCGCAACACCGTAAGCGTTTTTCCTGTACGTGGTGACATCACGCTGAATGCGCAGCACCCCGCTTTCGACATACGCCGTTGCCACGCCATGAGACAGCAGGGTCTGTTGTTCGGTCATCGTGAACCGTTTCCCCTTCGGCGCAGGCAGCATACCCACCAGCTCACCGGTCTGCGTGGGACGTGCCGGATCGTTGCGAATAAACACCGCTGCGCGGGCGGTACGGCTTGCCGCCAGCTCGTCGGCAGGCGTCTGGGTCTCTTTTTCGTATCCCGCCAGGGTAATGTGCTGCTGGTTAAACTGGTCACCTGCGGTCACCAGTTCTGACAGCGTGCCGATCTTTGCCGTATACACATGACCATACAGCTGACGCGCATAGCTCCAGCGACCGCTGGTATCGTTCATCTCGGTCACCAGCGTGTTAACGGAGGCTGTGTCGTTGAACGGCAGGCCGATATAATCAAACGGCTCATCCGCCATTGCAGCCACCGCGCCGGTGAGAACCGGAGCACCCGTTCCGGCGGTACCCGTCGCCACGGCAATCTGTACGCCCGCTGGCAGCACTTCGCCCCCACCAAAGCCGTAGTAATTGAGGCTGACAGGAATTTCATTCCCGCAAAGCCCCTTATGACGCGCGGTCAGCGTGACAACACCAGCCGAAGATGAAGCTGTAAACGGCAGAGTCGGAACGGCATTGATGGCATCTTTGATACTGCTGGCAATCGTCGTGACGTTATCGCCGTTGGTCACCGAAGCCTGCACGCGGGTACGTCCCACATAGACATTCACCGTGCCGCTTTCGGTTGCTTCCCCGGTCACCGTCAGCGTAACCGTTGCCGCCGCGCCTGTGGCTTCCGGAACGGCAATCACATACAGCTCACCAAACGGGTCGGTCTGGCGATAAGCCTCGACCATACGCGCCAGCTGACTTCCCGCACCACAAATCTGGCGTGCATAGTCTGCCGACGGCATCAGCACCAGACTGTTGGCAACAATCTCTGCACCGTTATTGGCATGACCAATCAGCAGCGATGCCCCGCTGTCCTGTGCAGTATTCGCAGCCTGGTTATCCATTTCCGCATAAAACAGCGGAACCAGCGTATTCGACGGAATGGTGTTAAAGCTTATCGTCATCGGTGTTCACCTTTTTATTCACGCGCCGAATATCACCCGCTGCTTCACGGCGCAGCCAGTAGTTGTTCTCATCAACATTTCGCCCTTCGGCGGGCAAAAGGTCGCCGCGGGCAGGGTCAGGCACTGACCGCCCTTTAACAGGTTTCACAAACATGATGATCCTCAGGAAGGAAGGGGTATTTCGGTGTGATGTTCGATATCGCCGTCAGGCCCGTTACCGGGATCGAGATAATCAACATCAATCGCCAGCGTTCGCAGTTCATCCAGACTGTTCAGGTCATCCTGCTGGCGGGTATCGTCTTCGGTCAGCTCGCTGATGACCGAAAAATCGAACTGATAAATCAGCTCATGACGATTCAGATCCAGCAGCGTGCCGCCGTCATAGGTAATCGGGTTACCGCACGCTTCCGGGTTCCAGCCCAGCAGGGCCTTAAAGAGCATCTGCCGGACATCGTCCACCACATCATACGAAGCAAACTGACCGCGCTCATCACGCCCGTTACTCAGTATGACAACCACGGAGAAACCCTCTTTCAGCTCCTGCCAGTAGTCGGTCTGGCTTTTGTTTTCTCCCGGAGAATCATCACCCGGTACAACATATGCCGCCGGGAGTTTCAGCTTTCCGACCTCCGGCAGATTTTTGAACTGGGCCGCGCCTGCAACCCGGTTTTCAAAATACGGACAGCGGGCACGCAGTGCAGCAATAACAGGCGTCAGTTTCATCTGTGTCGTCGCTCCGGCTTCAGTGATTTACGCAATTCCCGCGCCAGAAAATAGCGTGTCCAGCTGCGGTTCTTTTCAAGAGTTTCCACCATAAAGTTATTACGTGGAGCCAGCCGCCAGCCGCTGCCACCGGATGCACCACGATGATGACTACGACGACGTTTTGCTCCTCCCCGGACACCAAAAAACAGAAACGCCGGATAGAAGTCACCAGAGATCATCCGGTTCCCCTTCCCGTTGCGCTGGTTAGGGGCAATGCGTGTCATAAAACCGGCTCGCTTTTTACTGGCTCTCGGCACCATGTAACCAATCGAACGAGCCAGGCGTCCGGTCTGATAACCGGGGTTTTCACCCGGTGCCGACCGCGCACGGCGCATCACCAGCCGACGGGCATCACGCATATGACGCTGCCCAATCGTGACAAACGCCCGCCGGACACGTGCGCGGTTAAAGCGCATCTCCGCGGGCTGCTGAACATCAACGTGAAAAAAGGGAGTCGCCATTGCTGCCTCCGTGACTCTGCCTACATTCGCCCAGCTCCGTACACTCCAGCAGCAGAAAGCGCCGCGCCCCGTTCAGATCACGCTGACGTTTCACCCGGTACACACTGTCATCACAGACCACCTCATAATCAGCAGTGATCCCCCGGCGGTAGCGAATGGTGATGTAATGGGTGATGGCGTCTCCGATCTGCGCGGTTTCCTGCCAGGTGGTGGCACTGGTCTGGATAACCTTCGCCCATGCCCGGAACGCAACCGGGTATTGAGGCTCCACGCCAAAGTTATCCGCGGGCATATCCACCCGCTGGCGGATCAGGACGCGTTTATTCAGCTCGCCTGGGTCAGGCAGAATGTAGGTTGCGCTGGTCTGCGCCTGACGAATTTTCATAGTGGTATAAGGCGATAAGGAGCAACCAACCAGTTAAAGCTCATTGGCAACTCCATTTTCTCAACGTCTGTAACCGTTGAGCGGTTTTCGTAGAAATGGCTGACAAGTAGCAGGAGCGCCAGCTTCACATCATCAGATATCACAAGCCCATCAGGATCATCCGCAGGCCTGTCATCTGCGGTTGCATACAACGTACGGTTAAGGAAGTTTTCCGTCCGACTCTGAGCGGCCTTCCCAAGTAGTTCAAGCAACTCATCTTCATCAGAGAAATCATCATCCAGACGAAGCTGAAGCTTAATCTCTTCCATTTTTAACAGCATAAAACCTCCTGTGCCCGCAACACTGTGCGGGCATAAAAAAACCGCGTCGGCGCGGTCTGTAACTGAACAACGAGTGGTTATTTTCCAGTGAGCGCCTTGATGGCTGCCACATCTTCCAGCACACAGTCAAAACGATGGAAAGCCAGAAATGCCACCTGATCAAACTCAGCATAACGCTCAACCAGACGTTTCAGTTCCATATAAGTAACGCGGCGAATGATAAAGCGGTTGAAATCCCCCAGGAAAATGAATTTTTTTCCGGTACCAATCCCGTCAATAGCCTGATCAATAACATAAGGGATCCCCAGCACAGTAGCTGGCGTACCGCCTGCAATATCCGGCAGCCATAACGGGCGTTTCTGTCCATCCTCCATCTCTTCAATAGTTTGCAATGTGGCATCATTGAATGCCCAGCGGTATTTCGGCCCACCACGATATGCCGGATCAATGGCATGTTTCAGAGCATTCATTTCTTTCCAGGTGAAAGCGGCAGAGGCTGCAGTCTGGATGGTTCCCGTCACCGACGCTGCCAGCCCTTTTGGCTGTAACGGTGATCCAGTTCCGGTCCCCTGAACCAGATATTTCGCCTCTCCACGACCAATACGCTGGGCAATACGGTTTGCCAGATAAGATTCAATATCCACCCCACTGTCCTGGAGCAGCTCATTGGACACACGAATTATTTTTGATGACAGCTTTTTAGCCCCCAGAATAGCGGTCCCGAACGTCACATCCTGTTCCGTTGCGGCTGTATTTTCCGCCAGCAGTTCGCCCTCTTCAGTCGTGCCATCAGACGTTGACCAGGTGATATCCTGCCCGGTTGATGTGGTCAGAAGTTGCGCCACACTGGCAATCCCGCCATAAGCCTTCATGGTGTCAATGATTTTGTTACGCATCTGCGTGGGCACCGTATATCCGCCCTGAGAATCCGTTGTTACACTCTGAGCCCTCAGTTCACGCATCAGATTACGCTCTTCAGCATTCAGTTCTGCAAATCCGGCACGCAGAAAACGGTTAAATGCCGCAGCGCGCTTCTCTTCCACCGCCTTTTTCCCGTTCTCCGCCTCATTATTCTGGCGCTCTTCCGGCCCGGACTCATCCACATATTCCTGATCCTGACGGCGCAACTCTTCTTCACGGGCGATTTGCTCATCCAGCGCATCCAGCTCAGCTTTCGCCCTGTTCCACTCTGCCCGCTGCTCATCAGTCCATGCGTTATCACCAATTTTTTCATGCAGTGCACGCATATCCTTTGCAATGGTGTTTCGTTTTTGCTTCATCTCATGAAGTTTCATCGTCAGTAGTATCCTTATGCATTAAGAAGGGTCAAAAGGCGCTCACGCGCCATTCGTTCGTTAACAGCTTTCTTCAGCGCACCACTCGCCCGCGCTTCCTGCCAGGCTTTCATTGAGCGGACACCAGAGTCTGCGTCCTGATAGGCCGGATATGTCACCGGGCTGACGTCATACAGACGAGAAATGCGCGTGATTTCCCGGATAACAATCCCCTCGTCGTCTTCATACCAGCTCTCTCCGTCACGGGCGACACGAAACGCGAACGAGGACTGATTAATGTCACCACGCAACATTGGAGACAGCACCAGGTCACAAATAGTCGGAGTATCCGGTGCAACAATGTCATAACGTAAACCGCGTTCATCCACCGACAATGACAACGTGCCGGCAGAACTTCGTCCGAGAATGAAATTAGGATCATGATTAAACAAGCCACGTACATCATCATTCAGTACATCGTCAAAAGCCCCCGGCTTGATGATTTCACGAAATCCCCACAGAGGTTCTGAACGACTGTTAAATACCGAGCCATACCCCAGAATGTGGGTCGGGGCATTATCATATTGTTCTGCCCGCACTTCCCCGCTGTAACAGCGCGTCTCACGGTCATTCATCGTTCTTTTCCTCTTTGCCTTTCGTATCTTTAAAATCATTCAACGGATTTGCTGCATTTACGCTGACCAGCATTTCATCCAGACCATCAACCGGGTTCATGTCCTCAAATGCCCTCGCTTCATTCCGGCTCATCCAGCCATCTGTAATGGCAAAGTGATAGAACTGCGCACGCTCCTGTGGGGTCCCACGGAGCAACCCTGTGAGGTTGAAACGAACGTAATACCCGGCAGCCCGTTCTGTACGGGTAAACAGGCGACGGTTAAGCTCCTGCTCCCAGTTCGCAACCCAGGGCATCATCGTGTAGCGAACAAACTGAATCGCCTGCTGTGTAATATTCGAAAATGTGGCTTTTTCCAGGTCATTAATCATGTGCGCAGGAATATTGAAAATACCGGCAATCATTGAACGGTTCAGTTTCATCATGTCAATGATTTGAGCGTCAACTGGCGACACAGTCAGTGCCTTGTAATCCAGATCGGCTGGCAGCAGCATGGTTTTGTTTTCCTGGCTGCGTAACGCCTGCGATGCCTTCTGCCACTGATCTTTAAGCCAGCCCCAGCTGTCCTTATTGAGTCCGCTTTTAACGGATACTATCCCCGCCGGACGGGCATTACCGCTGAAGAAGCTTTCTGTGTATTTCTGACCGCTCATCCCCATGCCTATTGTTTCGGCATGTTGCATAATCGGACTAAGCCCCATCTTCTGATTATTACCCAGCGCACGGATGTGGATCATATCGTCGGGGCTGATCGCAAACGCCCCATATTCGTTGTACAAACCGTAGGTGTATCGGCCACCAGTATTCATCAGCGTCGTTTCCCACGGCATACAGCAATCCAGGGATATGACTTCACCGCGACGATTACGTTTCACCCAGGTATACCCATTTCCCCAGCCAAGGATGTGACGTTGCTTCAGTTCGCGCCATTTGTAACTGGTTTGCCAGGTATTGGGCTCATCATGAACCAGATAAAACGCCGGATGATCGCGTGCGGGCTCAACCTTCCCATTGTGCCTGCGCATAACATGCAACGGCATCTGGGCAAGGCTGGAAGACAGGACATAGATACAGGAATACACCGCAGCCAGTTTCATCGCAGTTTCAGGACTGACATAAACGTCTGCCCGGAACAGCCCATCAGTATCAACGGCATCCCCGGTTATCGGGGTGGAAGGATTCTCCAGTGATTTACTTCTGAACAGAGCATCAAGCAGCACGCGCCCCCCTTCTGGCCATAGCCAGTGCGCCCACCAGCAGTAAACCGCCGGACAGCATCAGAGCCGGAGCCATACCAAACTGCAGGTAAAACCCGCACGTAAGCAGGCCAAAACCAGCCAGCCCGATAACATCAGCAATTATTGATTTCATAGAATTAAGAGAGCATCGTCCGGATCAAGAGATGAGAGGAAATCGTCGGGTTCTTTGAACATTGCCCGACCGATCGCCATAATCAGTGCAACCGCACCATCGATTTTGTTTTCCGCCTGCTCCTTGACAGGCTTCACCACATCATCGTTACCAGGAATGGTTTTGCCGACCACGTTGCCGATACACCAGGTCATGATGGGATTGCCGTCATGATGAAAGCGCCCCGATTCAATCGCCGCTTCCAGCTCTTTCATCGGATCGGACATGTTGGTGTAGTTCTGAATGATAGTGATGGGGTTCAGGTCTTCATCAGCAAGGTCATGTGACAACCCGGTCGCCCCGAAGGGGTCGATGGGTGACTCACTGACCGGGCTGATTTTGTTCGCCGCTTTGGCCTCCTCGAGGATGTAGCGATAATCCACCTCCGCACCATCGGTAACGGTCAGAACGCCCATTTCCACCCATTTCTGAAAGCGTTCGGCTGTCCGTCGATCTTCATTTTTCTCGACGCTGTACACCGTGTCATACGGTACCCAGAAACGCGGGGCCACACTGTAGTAATGCGTTTTACCGTCAATCTCGCGGGTATAAAGTCGCGCCATGCTGTTCATATCCAGCTTACGCGCCAGGTCAAAGGCCAGAATGCACGGCTGCCCCTCGAACTGCTCAAGGGTCAATGATTTATCCTCGCAGCTCTGCCAGCTCACCAGGTTGAAATACGCCGAACGCGCCGACACCCAGATATTGAGGTGTTTTGTTTTAAAGACGTTTGCCAGACGGGCGTTATTTTTCGCACGCTGCTGCTGACTTAACAAAAATTCGCGATAAACCGACACGCCAATATTTGGATTGGCTTTTTCCAGCACCTGCGGGTCGGTCCAGTCATCACCTTCATCAACGGTATAGATGATCCCGAACAGTTCATCGTTGGGTACCGAACCGTTGAGCATCTCGATGACTTCCCGCCGTTTGTCGTAGCACGGCCCCTCAATGTTGTATCCGGCGGTGGTGATAGCCCACATCAGTGGCTGACGTCGCGCCCCCATCCCGGTAAGCATCGTGGTATAAAGCGCATCGGTGGCGTGCTCGTGATATTCATCCACCACCGCACAGTGGGGTGATGAACCATCACCGGGGTTACCGATCAGCGGTTCAAACCGCGCGCCATCCTCCGGACGGTTCATGTTTGAGGCGTTAACCTCAATCCCGAACGCTTCCGTCAGCATGGGTGTGCGTTTACACATCAGTCGAGCCGGGCGAAAGACTTCCCACGCCTGTTTCTCTGTCGTGGCACCGGAATACACTTCCGCGCCAAACTCGTTATCACAGGCAAAACAATACAGGGCAACACCGGCAGAGATTGCCGATTTGCCGTTCTTACGAGGGATTTCGGTATACACCTCCCTGAAGCGGCGCAGCCGGGAGCCTTTATTGACCCAGCCAAACGCACAGCAGATCACAAAGAGCTGCCACGGCTCCAGCGTGATGGGCATCCTCTTGAATGCCCACTCACCCTTGGTGTGCGGCAACAGCTGAATAAATTTCGCGGCCCGTTCAGCCAGGTCCTTGTCGAAGCGGTAACGAAACAACTTACTTTTTTCCTCCATCAGGTCATCAAGATGGCGCTGGCAGGCCTGAATCACAAACTGGCAGGCCACAATCTTTCCGCGCACGACATCACGGGCATACTGATTGGCAGCATTTACGTTGGGGTAAGATTTCCGGCTCATGATTCGATGATTTTCAGAAACGGGTTAGTGGCTTTCTTCTGCCCCGCCAGGCCAATCAGACGCTGGCGGCTGCTGGGGTCGAGTCCGAGCATTGCCCCCGTACTGTTCATCTCGGACTCCTGTTCTTTTTTGGCGGTCAGCTCCGGATTTTTGACCCTGCCGCCCATTGCACCGATGATGGTGTTGCCCTGTCTGGCAATATTTTTCACGGCACGTCGCCAGAACTCGTAGGCCACGCACCACCGCTCAAGCACCGCGAGGTCAGTCACGCACAGCAGGCCCTGACCACAGAGTTCTTTGGTTGTCAGTTGCCACATGATCGTGGCGAGAGGGAGATCTTCTTCAGCGAACCACTCCGGTGGCTCAACACCTTTGATGGGCGTAAAAACAGGTTCATCTTTATTCAGGGCTCGCTTGCCGGGGTTTCCGGCCAGCGCCTTGCGCGCCGTTGGCTTGGGGCGACGCCCGGAACGCCCCGCCGTTCCAGCCATATGCGGCACTCCTGGTTAAATTTCATTTTTCGCGGGTATAAAAAAACGATGGGGCGGGCAGTCCGGAAGACGTCAGGTCACAGGGATTTGCCCCGCCCCTCCCCTCTGGCAGTGGGAACTGGTTCTTACTTCAGCCGTTCACGGGCCGTCTTCGCCTTATGACACGGCCAGCACAGGCTCTGCAGATTACTGTCTGCATCGGTGCCGCCATGCGCTTTAGGGATGATGTGATCAACGGTTTTCGCCTCACGCACCACACCAGCACGCAGACATAACTGACACAGGCCTTTGTCACGCTTGAGCACACGTTCACGGATAACATCCCATTTCGAACCATAACCGCGCTGATGACGGGATTGTCCTGGCTTGTATTGCTTCCAGCCTTCGCTTTTGTGGCTTTCGCAGTAGCCTGACGGGTCAGTCGTGGTATTGCGGCAGCCGCGAACACGGCAGGCTTTTGGGGTTCGTGGTGGCATTTAAAGTTTTCCTGCAATCATCACGATGATGTTTGTCCATGGTGATGGCAACAAAAAACGCCAGAAGGCGGCTATAAAATGTGCTCTAGAATCCGCATATTTCCTTCAAAAAGTATTTCCTTTTTTAACGGATCAACTATTTCACCACTCCAATATTTATGAGCTTTTTCTAAGGCAATATCATACGGTATATCGTCATTCATCAAATGTTCATCACTCGCCTCATGTATAACTCCATCCAACTCAACTCTGAACACAGTCTGATTGTCCCCCAATCCCAACTGCGAAATCCAATAGTGAAGACTTTCTTCACCTTGTGAAACCCATAAGCATTTCTGTCTTGAAGGCTTTTTTGGGTAATATTCAACTCGAACGGCTTCCCAAATCAGTTCTCTAGTATATTTACAAAAATGCATAGCCAATTCTTGACCAACTGCCGCTATATCCTGTACAGAACACTTAGTAGTAAGTGACCCTGTCTTTAGGCCATAAAGCCACTGCATTCTCGTATAGTCAGTTAGATGCCCGTTAACATTTACTGGTATTGGAGGGATGTTTGAACTTAAGAAATAATTAAAAAAGGGATTTGGGAATGAGGTGCTAGCTAAATCTCCTACTGCCAAAGGCCTATACTTAACCCAAGGATTTTGCGATTTAGTTGCTATGTAAAAATAGTCCATGCGTACTTACCACTATAAAAAAGACACCTTACCACTATATTTTACACAAGCAACCAACATTTAGCAGCACCTATTCGCAATAACTATTTATTCCAGCAAAAGAGTTTACTTCCGACACTGAGTGTCAATATATTCCTGTAACGCTCTCAATGATGCTTGATCTCTGATAATTCCGGATCTGATACCGAGAAGGTTTCGTCCAGCAATTGGAGAGAGTTCGACGGTGGCATCATTGCCCACGCTGGCGGTGCCGGAGGCTTTTGTTGTGGCTGGCACTGGACATTTGCCTTTGACGAGCACCCTACCACCATTATCAAGCTTGCGCCGAAGAGCATCATTTTCAGCTTTCGCATCAGCTAACTCCTTCGTGTATTTAGCATCAAGTGCATCAGCATCACGCTGGCGCTGCTGCATGTCAGTAATGGTGGCGGTCGCCAGCTGCAGCTCACTAACTTTTTTATCGCGCTGGTCTTTATAGGTGATGGCGTTGTCACGGTAATGATTAACAGACCATGACAGGCAGACGATGATGCAGATAACCAGAGCGGAGATAATCGCGGTGACTCTGCTCATGCCTCCATCTCTCTGACCGTTCCGCCAGCTTCTTTAAATTTTGCAATCAGGCTGTCAGCCTTATGCTCGAACTGACCGTAACCAGCCCCCGGCAGTGAAGCCCAGATATTGCTGCAACGGTCGATAGCCTGACGAATATCACCGCGATCAATCATCGGTAAAGCGCCACGCTCTTTAATCTGCTGCAATGCCACTGCGTCCTGGCTTTTGGGGGAGAAGTCTTTCAAACCAAGCTGTTTACGGTAAGCATCCCACCAGCGTGAAAGAAGCTGATAACGCCCGGCGGCTGTTGATTTGAGTTTGGGGTTTAGCGTGACAAGTTTGCGAGGGTGATCGGAGTAATCAGTAAATAGCTCTCCGCCTACAATGACGTCATAACCATGATTTCTGGTTTTCTGCCGTCCGTTATCCGTTCCTTCTGACCATGCCACCATATCGAGGAAAGCTTTACGCTGGGAATTTAGTATCTGCATAAATTACTCCTTAGAGCCACTAAACTTATTACCGATTACTCGCATTGCAGCTCCACGAATGGCATCAACACCGATCAGCCCAACGCCACCACCAATGGCAACAGAAAGCGATTTAGGCCATCCGACATACTCAAGCGCGGATGCAAAAGTCAGCGTCAGAGCACCACAGAGCAAAATCTCGAGCGTTTTTCGCTTCCAGCCACCACCTCCGCCAAAATAGGCGATACGCAAACCAGCCATAACGATCGACATAATCACTGCCCCCAGCGGGGTGTCTCCACGCCACCAGCTCTGGAACAACTCCAGCCAGTCCGGCCAAGTATTTGGGTTATGAGGCATTTGTAGTTATCTCTCACCTGCGATTATTTGCGGGTGCTGTGTTGGAAATAAAAAGGCCACCCGAAGGCAGCCTGATTTAATTATTCACATTAATCGTCACTTAATAGGATTTGGTTTTATGTCGTCAAGCCAGTCGTTATCACCTCTTAGCTTGGCTACTCGTCCTTCAACATTAGTTAACGGTTTATAAGCAGAGTATTTGCCTATAGCCCTAGCAGAATGCTCTCCAGCAACACGATAATTTTGGAAGTCCAACTCAAGTCCATGCTGCTCCGCTCTCATTCGAATATAACCACGAAGCATGTTTTCTCTAAATCGAAACCAAGATGGACGATTCCCTAAAGCAGGGATGATGATGCATCCAAATGTCGGTTTCTTCAATGCATTGAACTTTCGCTCAAACGTGGATTTATCTAAAGGTGTTACATCAAGCGATTTGCAAATTTTAACGTACGATTCTGATATATGAGTCTTATGTCTGGTCAAATCAGCCATATCGGACATAGCCCAAAGAATATGCTTATATGACTCATCACGTCCCTCTGTTGCATCCGTGTAACTTTGCCTTAAAGTTTCCGAGACTGAATCAATTGCATCATTTAACCCTTTAATGAAAAGGTTGTAATCAACAGAGCTGTATTCACGTATTGAGCTTTGACATGTTAAAAGGATTTTTTCACAAATAAGATGAATGTAGTTCGGGAACCCGTCACTAAGACCCGCAATTTTATAGCGGACAGAATCATCGACAGTCAGGCCAAACTCATCGAAAGCATTATCAATTATTTGAAAACGACCATTCCATGGTAAACTATCGAGATGTACCTGATGTATTTGTCGCTCACTTGATTTATGCCCTCCGATTAAAGTAACGAGAGAATCACCAATCCCCGTAAAAATTAATTTTACTTCACACGCCTGATCACCAAGTTGTTTAATGAGTGATCCAAACTTTTGTCGTTCTTCATCAGAGTCAATTTGGTCAAACTCATCGATAACTATATAAGGAATCTTTGAGTGAACTTTAGTTAAAAATTGCAACGCCCGAACGGCTGCAGAAACTGAGTCAATTTTCAGTTCTGGATAATTATATTTTTGATTTTGACCAGCATTGATACCACCAATTCCAGCCACATTTAAGCCAAAGCTCCATCCCTGTGTATCGATTTTCTTATCCTGAGGTGTGCCTCGCAAAATAATGTCATTCATGACACTTGAAAAAGTGGATTCTTTCTCGCAGCCAACCAAAATAGGTTCAGCATCTTCCTGCAGCTTAAAAGCAACAGTTTGCGCTAAGGATGTCTTTCCTACTCCGCGATCACCATAAATGAAAGCATGCCGACCTGTAGCATAAAGCGCCAATTCGAGATCGGTTACATGTTTTTCACGTCCAAATAACAGTTCCATAGAAACAACTGGACCCGTTGGTCGCAAAACTTTATGCAGTTTATGCATAAAGTCTCGCAAAGAAAGACCTCCACAGAGCATTTTTATTCTCCTGCATTTTTTTCGAAAACTATAACATCATTCTTTTTGGCAAGCCTTTCCTAAACGCAAAAACCCGCACAATGGCGGGTTCTTACTATTATGTTGCTCAGTTCGCTTTTCGTCCCGAGCTTATCACAATTCAAGCACTTTCTTGCTCACTTTGCAATTTAAATCTGTCGCTATTTGTGCCAAACGCATCACATAGTGGAGCGTACAGGAGCGATTCGGCCAAACTTATCCATGTGTCAACTCGGCGGCGACAGGTAATGAGCGCCCAGTCAGGATGTTTAATATGAAGCTCATTGGCCATTTGCAACTTGCTCTTACGCAGACGATACCGGCCAACAATCACACCGTATAGAGAACGGTAATCATTATTCATCAGCACCGAGGCGATCACACCGTCAATCTTCAGGCCTTCATCGTCCGAGCAAAACGCCAGACTACTTTTGTTTTTACTGTTGAGTATTTCGCGCAAATAAGCTTCGAGCTCTGGTTTCGTAATGCCTGACTTTTTCATACGGCGCAGCGCATCGTTGATTGCAGTTTTGGTAATTTTGCTGGATACAAGCAGTTGGTTAAACATGTTACCGCTAGTCCCTCCACTGATATAAGACCAACGCCCCCACATGCGGAGCTTCCCCTGAACCCAGATACTTTCCAGAGTACGAAGACGAACCATTTCACCCGTTTTGCCAATTTCAGAAGGATTAATCATTTAGAGTTCTCCACTTACGCCAGCACGCCAATTGCCAGCGCACGATCAATAAAACGAAATATCAGCTCCAACTGGGAGCCATACTTCTCTTCAAATACCACGGTATCCGCATGCAGCTCGTCGTGATGCTTTCTGCACAAAGGCAACACAAAAAGGTCATGCGCTTTTGTACCCATTCCACCCTGACCGTGACCTATCAGGTGGTGGGCATCATCAGCAGGCTTTCCACAACATGCGCACGGCTGCGTCTTAACCCAGCGCGTGTACTTTTCATTAACCCAGCGGCGACGTTTTGGGCGTAACATAAAAGACTCCGGCGACTCCGGATCCACTTTCAGCGCCAGCACCTTTTTCGCTTTATCCTGGATGATGCTGGTGGCAGGAACCGAAGGCACAAGGTCACTTTCCCGGGTGACAGATGGCACAACAGGCTTCGGTAATCTCAGTGCCTTACGGGCTGCACTTTCCGGTAAGGCATCCGCCAGGTCATTACGAACCAGCCACCAGCACAGTTCCGGCATTGTCACAACGTGACTATCATTAAAACCGAGATCCCGACGCACGACAGATAACACCCACCGGGCACAGTTATCCGTTGCCATTGATTCCAGCCGTTCCGTGAACTGATCGCGCAGCTGGTTATCACAGTGCCAGCACAACACCATTGCGCCGGTACCATAACGGTGAATGACGGTTTCGCTGTGATGATAATCGCCGTGTGGCCACTGGCAGGATTTAATATGGCGCAACAGCCAGTCAGACAATGCACCAGCACCACCAGCAGCACGAATCACCCGTGCGTTACTGAAAAACGGCAGCAATGTTTTGTCTTCCACTAGCGGCTGGCGAACGGCAGGAACAACCCCGGACGGCAGATTACGCATGCTTTTCGGTTCCGGCTCCACCAGTACCCGGGTATTGTGGAATACCGGCATGGATTCACGGCCCGGCTTAACGATCACCAGCCCGAGTTCCGGTACCAGAACAGGTCGAAGTAATACCCGCACGTTACCTCCAGATGCGTTGCTGGAATGTGCGGGACGGACGCGGTGGGCGTTCAGAGTAAGGAAGCCTGACGGAGATTATCCAGTGACGATAATCGAGGCTGAGGGCTTTCCTAAACTCATACCCACGTCTGCGGTAGTTCTGAATCAGCCATTCGGCCTGTTCTTCAGTGCATGGGGCGTGCTGGAACCAGTCAGATTTGAATGCATGAGAACGCCGCCCGTGCCTGCTGGCAAAGACGGCTGAATTATCAGAATTGTGTAGTCTGGAATTTTGCGCCATCGGCTTTCTCCGGTGGCACAGTGTTACTCAACAGGGGTTCAGCCCTGCGCTGAATTGTAGATGAATTCACTCATCTTCAAAAGCAGAAAAACCAGCCTTAATCCCAGCTTCTTTCAGAGACGGCAACGATGTGACAAATTCATTTGCACGCAAAATAAAACCATCCGTCACAAGCCCATCCACAAAATGAATTAACGCAGCTCCACTCTTCCTTTGTTGAGACTGTAAACATTTAATACGGCAGTGGCTGACAATAGCGCCATTCTCAACGCGCACAGTATAGAGGCCATCTTCACTAAAAATTTCACGTAATTCTTCGATTTTCATCAACAGAATCCTTCCAGATAAATAGCACTCCCCTGTTCGGGGTCCATCCCTCTTCTCCCTGCGCGCTACTTAAGTATTTTTGATTCTATTCCGGCACAATCTAAAACTTCAAACGCGTTGAAAATAAAAACAAAAACCCGCCGAAGCGGGTTAAGTGCGGGTGCGTTGAGGATGCCTGACACATCAGAGGTGGCGAGGGATTTCTCCCCCGCCTGGTCTCTTACTCCTCAGGTTCGTAAGCTGTGAAGACAGCGACCTCCGTCTGGCCGGTTCGGATTCGTACCTCGCAGAGGTCTTTCCTCGTTACCAGTGCCGTCACTATGACGGTTAAACAGATGACGATCAGGGCGATTAACATCGCCTTTTGCTGCTTCATAGCCTGCTTCTCCTTGCCTTTCGGCACGTAAGAGGCTAACCTACGTTTGTGAAGCATAGATTGGGCCTCAGATTAATGTTAAACGTCTTGCAGGACGCGTAATGTTAACTGGGGCTTTTCTCTATCTGCCGTTGGTGTTCATGCCCGAGGCAGATAGCCTCAAGCACCCGCAGCAATTCTACTTAACTCACGTCACCTCGCCAATATAAAATCAATCAGAGAGGTGATTCATAAGAACGATAACAAGACAATAAATTGCCATTACTGCCGCAATAGCCAGCGCACATTTCAGAACCAGCACGATGACCTCCCATATTTGACGTACACGCGCATGGTTCAATATGTAGCAACCTATTTCTTGCTTCAATATAAAATCAGGTATTGTTGTATAACTATTTAACTAACTCCCTATCCCCACATCTCAGGCGCTCAACGTCTGTGTGCGGGGCGTTTTTTTAATACCTCACATCCAGTGGCAAATCGAATACACCACCAGCGCCACCGCTATTGCAATTCCTACCGTTGTGAATGCTTCAGGCCAGGTCATCGCAAAACATCCTCCGCGCTTATCAGTTCGTTCCGCTTCAGGTAGTCCATCGCCTTCTCCGGTAATTTGCAGTCTGGATTAGCTTTTTTCAGTTGACTGACCAGTCGTTTAACCCACATTGTTAATTCGCCAACTTGGTTACTGGATGCTAATGGATTGTCGGCTTTACCCAGAATGACAGCACAGCAGGCCTCTTTGAGAACCCAATCAACAGCATCTTTCCATACTCCTGTTTCGACTGGTGGATTCTCACGCTTTACCTGTTCATAAAAGCGCACGGCTTTAACCAGTCCTTCTGATGTCACCGGGACTGGCGGGCCGATGAATAAGGCCTGAATTTCATAGTTCGGCCTGTCGTTACAATCCTCTTTTGTCGGTACATATTTCCAGTCACCAGCCCACGGCTTCCCCTGAAAGTCTGTAACGTCTTTTTTCACGTAGCGATATCGCCATGCAACTGGTTTTGCCTGCCCTGCCGTTTCATGCCCTTCCTGATAATTAATCTCGCTCATTCATCGCCCCACTCATCACAATATGCTTCGACCGGAGTTTTTCCTGCTTCATAATCATCACGCCATGCTTCAGCATCAGCAGCACTGCCACCACGTAACTCTGCATAGTCCATTAACAGTTCATGCCATGCTTCAAAACTGACGTTGTATTTAGTTGAACCAAAATCAGCCATTTTGCTCTTCCTCTTCGTCTTTTATTTCGTGATATGAGTAATTGCAGTAGTTAAAGAAAATATCTTTTGCTTCGTCATGTATTTCATCAGGCGTCGCATCATCATCCACTTCGAATTCATCCTCGAAATCTCCACCGGCTATTCCCGTTTCAATAATTATTTTAAACTTTCGCATTTAACTACCGCCCTTTCGGGCGGCCTCCTGATGTTCTGAGGGTGCAGAAATCCCTCCGGTTAAGGATTAAATTTTTAACAGAGCTAAATTTAATTATTCAGTTCTGGATTTTGTCGCCCTGCGTATCCGCGCTTTCGCGTTACGCTCAATCTGAATTAGCTTTTCTATATTTTTTCGCCTTTCCCGCTCCTCCTGACGCAAGAGCCTTACATCATCTGCCAGTCTGGTTTCTCTTTTCGCCACAGAGAGCATCCAGTCAAATGGCTCCACAACTGCACCGCAGATTTTACAGCGGACCTGACGCTCTTTTTCGTCAACCCGGACAGAGGCGTGATGACAATATGGTCTTTCCGATGGCTCATAAAGAAAATTAACCTGATTACGAGGGTCATCCTCTTTTACCGGAAATAAAACGATATTGCTTAACTCATCCTCTGGTTTTATTTCCATGCTCCTCTCCTTTGATGCGAATGCCAGCGGTAATTGAAGCCTGATAGCTAATTTCACTCACAGTACCGCCTCCTGAAAATTTAATGAACAATTCAATACGTTCTTTGGTAATAGTGGTCATGTGTTACTCCTTAACCCGCAGTGCTTTCAACTGATGAGGGGAACAAAATCTTTTCATCAAACCCTGCATTCATATCATGAACAGCAACACACCAATCCATCGACGAACGATTATCAAGAGCCTCCATGATTTCATCCATGCGGCGTAGGTCATACAGGTAAATGCTTTTATCGCCAATGGTGTAAAAGCCAATTTTTTTCGGTGATGGACAGCGATCAAGAACTTCCTGTAATTCGTTCAACCATGCCCGTTCTTTTTTTGTCAAAGTTGCCATATCAGTTTTCCTTATACGGATTAATTTTATTGTGCAGTGTGTTGAACGACGCCCATACAACGTCGGTATACAATTCAGTAACTGGCTCAATTATTTTCCCGATTGCCCAGACAAAAATTAGAGGGGATATCGGTATCATCAATACGATAAACAGAATGAGAAACAAAAATTCTGTTGCCCTACTTTTTTGCGGATATTCTTTTCTGAATAATGTAGTCATTTCTTACCGCCCTTTCGGGCGGCCTCCCGACATTAATCGTTGTGGTAACTCATGGCTTCATTTGCAGCATCAACCGGATCAACCTCCCACCAGCAATAATTTGGTGCGTTTCCTTCAGGTGTCCACGGTTCTAATTCATTTTTTGCCACATTCTCGTCGCCAGTAATTTTAAAAATCTGCTCAGAGAATTTTTTCACCCACTCGTTATATTTTTCAGTGTTAATAATTTTCTGTGTATTTGACATAGATATACCTCCAGTTAAGGATTAAATTTTATTTACAGTGCTGAACTTAATTATTCAGATTTGGATTATGCTTTCTCTTCACGAAGTTCCGATTGTTAATTTGGCTCACAACAGCACCTTCTGAAAATTACCCTGATAGAAAGCCAGTACACGCTGCATAGCTTCGCTCTTCCGGCACTCGCTACAGATTATGTTTTAACGCCTGTCGTAGCGGCGTATTTCTCCGTCTGGTAATGACCAGATAAGGTCAGGATCAACCACAGATGGTTTCTTCAGATTTGCCCTTGAGAGTTTTTTGCGGGCGTTTTGCCAGTCCTTACGCGCCTGTTCAGACGGGAATAACCCGTAACCAGAGTTGTATACATCGCCACTGGCAACCAGCTCTCTGGCGAGAACACTCATCAGATATCTTGTCGCACCTGTCTTGGCTTCCAGTTGCCGCAACGTCTCGCGACCGCTCAGACGTACAAGTTCAACAACCTGCCCTTTAATTTTTTCCCGCTCTTCTTGTGTAAATACTTTTGCCATAAGCGCCTCCGGCAATCACTTTTCCGATACAACACGGCGGGAAGAATCAGTAATCTGTCGAACAATATCCCGGTGCTTGTTCAGCTCCCGCAGCGCGGCGCAGACTCGCTCCCACTTCTGAACATCACTTTTCGCCCTGCGCAGCGCCAGGTTTGCCCTGCGAAGGGACGGAAAAATCAGCTCATCTGCTTGCGTTTCGGTAAACGATGGCAACGACTGCACAATGTCCGCCACAGTTTCTGTTTTAATTTCTTCCTGTGTTGCGGCTTCCCGGACTGGTAACGCAGCACCTGCTGGCTGAGGAAAGGCCTTACCATCACTTTCCTTTACCAGCGCGGCTTTCGGCTCTGCTGGTAAATTATCGCCCGGCATGCAGTAACGAAATTTACCGTTCTGATTAACGCGAATCAGACGACCTTTACTGATTGCCATTGCCAGCGTTGAAGCCACTTTGCGTGATGTGATGCCGAAAAACGTAGCCAGTTCATCCGCCGTTTGTGGGCCACGTTGTTCAATCGTCGCAGTTAAATCGCTCTCCGAAATTTTAGCGACTGTTGCCGTGGTGGTTTCTTCCGACAGTTCTGCCGGCGCTGGCTGTTCCCGCTGAACGTTGTTATAAGCCACACGCCAGGTGTACGCGCTTTTATCAACGAAACCAGCCTTTTTCAGTTCCCATAGTTCGTTCAGCACTTCTTCACGACTGATATCAAGTCGCGCAGCCAGTTCTACCGACGTGGCTTTTCCCATCACTTTCAGTGCGTCAAAAACAGTCTCCATAAATTTCCTCCCGGTAAAAATTACTTCTCAACTCAAACAAACCCAGCCGCTTTCCGGCGTTCATATTCCTGTTTCAGCAACTCAATTGGCGTTGGCCCCGACGGGCGTTTGGGTGCCGCCAGTTGTCGCCGGACTGGCGGAACGCTCAGGCCGTTACTAACATGCTTTGCCCATTTCGCCAGCTGCCGTTCTGCAAGCCGTTTTAATTCCCCTTCGGTCATCTGGCGCTCAATCCCCTTTGAACGCATCTCGAGGCAAATGTGATACAGCACAGGCTGAGACCACGGGTACTTATCACTTCCGTCATATCGCCAGGACTCATTGCGCCAGCGGCGGTACTCCTCCATCACAGCATCCACCGTCAGACCGAATGGATTGGCTCCGCTTTCCGAAATCAGTGCCACAAACTCAGCCAGGTCCGGAGGCCATGTTTCACCCGCCCGGCAGCGGTCCATGCACTGGCGGCAGACCTGTCGGATTTGCTGCTCAGTCATCGCGCCAATCTGTGCAATCCAGAGCTTCGAAGGTGCGGCCCCGTTCTTCTGGGTCCAGCGGTTCGAATAAACCTCCCCCATGAGTTCCCACAGCTTCCAGACCGTTTCCGTCGCTGATAAATCCGTTTTCACGTTCCCACTGCTCACGTGCTGCCCGAATTTCCTGAACTGCCCGTGATGCGGTGCCACCTGGTGCTGCTGCATGGTTTACCCCCTTGCTGACTGGTTTAACCTGCGCCCTGACGTGATTTACGTGACGGGCGAATTTCTGCTCCCACTGAATCTGCGTAAACACTTTCCCCTCCGCTGCCCAGTAGTCCCGGAAGGCGGCAAGTTCAGCAGGTGTAAATTCTGTCTCCGGCAAAGCCATCCCCCACAACGCAGCCCGTCGTCGAAAATCCCGTGACGGATACCAGCTATCGGTCATCGGAAATTTTCCGATGGGTTCGCTCAGGCCATCCAGGAATACAAGGGGTGCTGCCTGTAACGACAAAACTTCCTGCTCACTGGTCGGAGCACTCTCGCGTGCGTTATGTGTGGGGTTTAGATCTTTGGGTTCCTTTGGGTTCCGTGATCCGTTTTTGGGTGTCTTTGATGGAAAATTTGGGTGTCTTTGGTTATTTTCCATGCAGCTAAGAGTTCCGTTTTTGGGTCTGTTTTGTGCTGAAACATAACCATTTTCGGTACTGTTTTTATTAACAGCACCAATTTTACCCACCTTTAAAGACTCCCGTTTTTGGGTGTATTCAGGCTCGGCAACACTTTCTTCTACACCGATAAGTCGGTACACCACAATTTGCTTTGTTCTGCCTTTTCTCTCACCGGTATCAACAATTAACCCAATCTCCATCAGGTGTCGTAAGCTGTCCTGCACAGTCTTTTTGTTCAGTTCCGTTACTTCTGCCAGTGCAGATACAGACGGGTATGCACACAAATCGGCACCGCACATATCAGCAAGCCAGGTCAATACAGACTTACTGGATGAACTGCCGGTTTTCACCTTTTTAGCCCATCGTAGTGCATCGATACTCATACAAACCCCTGGCAGACATTTGTTTATCTGCAAAGTAATATTGATATTGCTGACGATACGCATGCTTGAAAGCAATAGCTTTTTCTATAAGCTCGTCAGTCTCACGTTCCACAACAGCTGGATCCGCAAAAAGCAGCCCGGACTCCACCACATCGCCATATTCTTTGTTTAATCCGGCGATCATGTACGTAATGCTTTTTCCATCACTGATCTCACGATACAACCTGAAATCACTAATTCGGATAGCCTCCATAATTGCCGGAATCAGCGCCGTGAATTTTTTCCGCTTATCCCTGGTGTCGATAGCTTTCCAGCGTTCGAATATCTTCACCCGGTTAACGCCCAGCGCCCGTTGATCAACCTCGCCATCATTAAACGTGACGCGTTGAACATCGATGTTCGGGCGTTCTTTCAGAGCCCAGAATGCTTCCGTGATTAATATCGTCGCTTGCTCCTGTGTCATTCCTGGTCGACATACCCAGGCATCCAGAGCCTCACAAACCTGTTCAGGGGTGATTTTCATTGTTCAACCGCCCCGCCCGCTTTGCCTTACGATATTCGTCATAAACTTTGGGGTCGTACTGAAGTTCCCCGCCGGATGCCTCCTGTAGACGCATCGCGCGACCTTCAGGAACCAGTTTCCCCCATGCAGCAACGCTTGCCAGCCTAACTCCTGCGGCATTGGCAAGCTTTGTTTTGCTGCCAAAAAACGCTATAGCATCAATTTTCAACATATCGAACTCCTTAGATTTTCCTAAGGAAACTAGATCGTAGAGAAACCTAAGTCAAGAAAAATTAGAATTACCTAATATGAAAAACGAAACCTTCGGTGCTCGCCTCTTATACAGGCGTAAAAAATTAAAACTGTCTCAGGCCGCATTAGGTAAGCTGGTCAAAGTGGCTCACGTAACAATTTCTCAATGGGAAAGAGATGAAACACAGCCAGCAGGGAAGAGATTATTCGCACTGAGCCAGGCGCTTCAGTGCTCGCCGACTTGGCTTCTTTTTGGAGATGAAGATAAGCAACCAGGCGAACCGATCCCAGATAATCAGCCAGTTAATCTGACAGAAGATCAAAAAGAGTTGCTTCAACTGTTCGACGCACTGCCTGAGTCAGAGCAAAAGGCTCTGTTGTCAGAGATGCGTGCTCGAGTTGAGAATTTCAACAAACTTTTTGAAGAACTACTCAAAGCTCGCAAAAGAAGCGCAAATAAATAACCCCCCCTTTTTTTTTCGCCACTCTCTGTAATAAAAAGCACAAACTTTCAAATACTTGTGTTTTTTACATCAAAAAACTTAGGTTTTTCTACATAAAAAGCTTGACCACAATTCTTAGGTTATTCTAAATTCTACTCATCAAGACACCGCACGGTGTTCTCAGCAAACAGTTCCGCTACCCTGGCGTTAAGGGGAAATGAGGTCAGCATGGATACTATCGATCTTGGCAACAACGAATCTCTGGTATGCGGCGTGTTTCCCAACCAGGACGGCACGTTTACCGCGATGACGTATACCAGAAGCAAAACGTTTAAAACCGAAAATGATGCCCGTCGCTGGCTGGAAAGAAACTCAGGTGAGTGATATGGATTTCGACACAATCATGGAAAGGCTTACGAAGAATACTTCGAAGACCTTGCCGAAGGCGAAGAAGCTCTCAGCTTCAGTGAGTTTAAACAGGCGCTTTCCAGCTCGGCAAAATCTAACGGCTGATAAGCGAAGTAGCACCGCGAGGAATCAGTATGCAGAAACGAGAACCCGTCATAATCGCGCCAGACTATACCGATGATGAACTTTATGAGTGGATGCGCCAGAAAATTAATGCAGCGCAGGATCTGAAATGGGCTAATGAAGCCAGGGCTAAGCAGGCTGAAAATCTGTCCGCTCTGGAGCAGGATATCACCAATCTGGAAAAAGCAGCGGCATTAAGCATTGCCAGAATGATTACATACCCGCGTTAATAGCTAACCAACGAAGCTAAGGTTGGTAATTAAGGAGTTCTCCACGGGTGAGGTGGAGTGCGTGCGCCGGACACGGGTGAGCATCCGGCACTGACAGTTTACTGAAAGGATATTTCCCTGAAAAGTCAGACCATAACGCGAAAGCGCACGGCGAGGTAGCTGGTTCATAGATAGCCTGTCGTTAAATTTTCGTCGACCGTGCGCTTCCGGTTGTGGCAATCCGCGAAATGGCGCGGCGGTAAGTATGGCGGGGGTATTTCTTCCCCCGTTGAGGACACCGGGTTGTCAGGTTGACCATACGCTTAAGTGACAACCCCGCTGCAACGCCCTCTGTTATCAATTTTCTGGTGACGTTTGGCGGTATCAGTTCTACTCCGTGACTGCTCTGCCGCCCTTTTTAAAGTGAATTTTGTGATGCGGTGAATGCGGCTAAGCGCACGCGGAACAGTTAAAACCAAAAACAGTGTTATGGGTGGATTCTCTGTATCCGGCGTTAATTGTTAACTGGTTAACGTCACCTGGAGGCACCAGGCACCGCATCAACAAAGTTCACTTCGGTGATGAAAGGTAGAGAAAATGTTGAATGTAGCTATTGAAAACCAGAACGGGTGGAATTATAGTGCACCAGCACCTCATAAAACGGGTGCCGGGCGTGGAAACCCGAAATCATTCACGGCGCATAACCGCGCTCAGGCGGTTTTTTTATGCGTTAAGCACAGCCACATTCGCATTATGGTGGGGCGTGCAGGGCAGCCGCAAGGCTGGCCGGGTTCCGTGATGACCGGTATTTCCACCCCTGTACGTCTCACCACCCTTATGGTCGTGGAAAACCTCGGTGGTGAGTTAATCAAATTCATCGCGGAGGCTGCCATCATGGCTACTATCCTTACCCTTTCTCACCCTGACGTAACCATCGAAAATGGTCGCGCTGTCACTACGTCTGTTGCGATCGCCGAGTTCTTTGGCAAACGCCACGAACGAGTGTTGGATAAAATTCACAATCTGGACTGTTCAGCAAAATTCACTGAGCACAATTTTGTGTTGAGCGAATACACCGACTCAACCGGGCGCAAACTCCCAATGTACCAAATCACCAAAAACGGCTTCGTTTTCCTGGTGATGGGGTTCACAGGTAAAAAAGCCGCAACTTTCAAAGAAGCCTACATCGCTGAGTTCGATCGCATGGAGGAAGAACTGCGCCAGAATAACGCCCCGTCTCCCGACAAAATGATTCACGGGGACGGACGCACCCTGGTTATCCGTCTCGACGAACACGGCAATATCAAATTCACTGAAACCGTTCCTGACGGCGCAATGGTCTGCACCCTGGATACCTTCCGGTTTTATCTGGAGAAACAAGGATGGACTCTTGTAAACCGGAGCGCAATTAAAAATATGACTGTGGAGCAATTGCTAAAAATTCATTGTTGAGGACGCGATAATGGAAACGTCACTACCAAACGTTAATACGTCTGACGGGTGCTTTAATATTGGTGTTCTGCTCAGTAACAGGGATTTCACCGAGGATGCAATCAATATGAGAAAATATGAACCCTACCTGCTGAATGACAATTCCATACTCTCCAGAATTGCCCTTCTTAAACTCGGTATTTTCGGAGAGTGGCGATGAACACATTATTCATACTCATTCTGACTGTATATCTCAATACTGGTGAGTCGCTTGATGCAATCACCGGCATGTACAACTCAATGAAAGAATGCATGGCTGCCGCAGCGGAACAGAAAATTCCCGGCAACTGTTATCCGGTCGATAAAGTTATTCACATGGACAATAACGAAATCCCGGCAGGATTAAAAACAGCGCCGTAATTAATATCCAGTTTCATTTTTATATGCCAGCAATGGCAGGGATTTGTTCACCCTTAAATCTGTAATGAGGTAAAACAAAATGAGTAAAGTCTTTATTTGCGCCGCCATTCCGGACGAACAGGCAATAAAGGAAGAAGGTGCCGTCGCTGTAGCCACTGCCATTGAAGCCGGTGATGAACGTCGCGCCCGCGCAAAATTTCACTGGCAATTCCTGGAACATTATCCGGCTGCTCAGGACTGCGCTTATAAATTTCTTGTTTGCGAGGATAAACCCGGTATACCCCGCCCTGCCCTCGATTCCTGGGATGCTGAATATATGCAGGAAAACCGCTGGGATGAGGAATCCGCTTCCTTTATTCCGGTCGAACCAGAATCCGATCCGATGAACGTCAATTTTGACAAGCTGTCCCTTGAAGTACAGAACGCGGTCCTGGTTAAGTTCGGTACATGTGAAAACATCACCGTTGATATGGCGATTGACGCGCAGGAATTACTGCAGGAAGACGTTGCTACCTTTGACGGGCATATCGTTGAAGCACTGATGAAAACGCCTGAAATTAACGCTATGTATCCGGAACGCAAACTGTTCGCTATCGGATGGGTTAAACACAAATGTAATCCGGGTGCCAAATGGCCAGAAATTCAGGCTGAATTACGTAACTGGAAAAAACGGCAGGACGCAGAGCGCAAAGAGACTGGAAAATACACGTCTGTTGTTGATCTCGCCCGCGCCAGAGTCAATCAACAGCACACTGAAAACTCAGCAGGAAAAATCAACCCAGTCACTGCCGCCATTTGTCGCGAATACAAGCAGACATGGAAAACGCTGGATGAAGAACTGGCCTACGCTCTCTGGCCTGGCGATATTGATACCGGAAACATTGACGGCAGCATCCATCGCTGGGCAAAAAATGAAGTTATCGACAAAGATCGCGAAGACTGGAAGCGCATTTCCGCATCAATGCGCAAACAACCCGATGCCGTTCGCTACGACCGTCAGACTATTTTTGGCCTTGTCCGTGAGCGTCCGATCGACATTCACAAAGATCCCGTAGCACTGAACAAATACATCACTGAATACCTGACTACCAAGGGCGTGTTTGAAGATGACGAAGGAACAAATCAGGGCGCAGCTGGTACTCTCCCGTCACCAGTACCAGAAACTGATGCAGTGGAAACGGCAATGCCGGACAACGAAAAAACCGAATGCGAAGTGGAAGACGAACCATCTGTAGAGCGTGAGGGACCGTTCTACTTCCTTTTCACCGATAAGGACGGCGAAAAATACGGTCGCGCAAACAAACTTTCTGGTCTGGAAAAAGCACTGGCCCTGGGAGCTACGGAAATCACAAAAGAGGAATACTTCGCACGTAAAAACGGCACGTACTCAGGTTCACAACAAAATACTGGTGCATCTGACACGATCGCACAACCAGAGCCGGTAAAAGTTACCGCTGACGAAGTAAACAAAATTATGCAGGCAGCCAATATCAGCCAGCCTGACGCCAATAAGTTGCTTGCTGTATCACGTGGTGAATTTGTTGCAGGGATTAGCGACCCGAATGATCCGAAATGGGTGAAGGGGATTGAAACCCGCGATTCAGTGAATCAGAACCAGCAAGAAACGGAACAGAACGGCCAGAAAGCGGAACAAAACAGCCCAAATGCGTTACAAAACGAGCCAGAAACGAAACATCCTGAACCAGTGGCGCAACAGGAAGTGGAAAAAGTCTGCACCGCCTGCGGTCAGACCGGCGGCGGCAACTACCCTGATTGTGGCGCGGTGATGGGCGACGCAACATACCAGGAAACATTCGATGAAGAGTATCAGGTTGAAGTTCAGGAAGATGATCCGGAGGAAATGGAAGGCGCTGAACATCCACACAAGGAGAACACTGGCGGCAATCAGCATCACGATAGCGATAATGAAACTGGCGAGACGGCAGATCACTCAATTAAGGTGAACGGTCATCAAGAAATCACATCCACCAGCAGGACGTGTGACCATCTAATGATCGACCTTGAAACCATGGGAAAAAATCCTGATGCCCCGATCATCTCAATAGGTGCAATATTTTTCGATCCGCAAACCGGAGATATGGGACCGGAATTTAGTAAGACTATCGATCTGGAAACTGCTGGCGGGGTCATTGATCGGGACACCATTAAATGGTGGCTTAAGCAATCACGCGAAGCGCAATCTGCCATTATGACCGATGAAATCCCGTTAGATGATGCACTGTTACAATTGCGGGAATTTATCGACGAAAACTCCGGTGAATTTTTTGTTCAGGTCTGGGGAAATGGAGCCAACTTCGACAACACGATTTTGCGCCGTTCATACGAACGGCAGGGGATCCCCTGCCCGTGGCGTTACTACAACGATCGCGATGTACGCACAATCGTTGAGCTGGGGAAAGCCATAGACTTCGATGCCAGAACGGCTATTCCATTCGAAGGTGAGCGCCATAATGCACTTGATGAC